CCCCAAATGGGGGAGCTTATCAACGTGATCTCTACCTGACCTTACGGTCAAGTAGAAGTATCGTTGATTGGATTTCCAGCCTACTTACGGCTTGTCTTGCGGCAAGTCGACTAAAAGAGAGGACTAAACTATGACTTATCATGTCACTGGCCCAACTGAAGAGTGGAAGACTGCGGGCTATTTCTATTATACCACTTGGTATCAAGGAAATTTGCTCACAGGCTACAACTACAAGTTGACCGATGGCGAAGATACTATCGGCTTCTTTAAAAAGAAGCGTCGCGGTGATTTGCTGCCCATTAATGATTTTGAGCAGCATGAACAACGACTACTCTACAACCATGGAATGTTGGATATAAAAGATGGCAATCAGACGCAAGTCTTTTCGTCAACTGATGTAAACACATCCTACCGTTTAAATGGAGCACCGGCTAGCTACCTGGTGGACATACCTTATTTAGTTGGTCTACACGACCAATTTAATGAGGAACTTGTCTGTCAGAGAGCGGCCGCTAACCTATTAAACGGGTCTTTCGACACAATAACCTTCCTTGCGGAATTAGGCAAGACCCTTGATTTATTTGGGTCTTTACTAAAGAGGACTAGATCACTATTGGCGGCCTCACGGCCGTCAGAGTGGGCTAACCTCTGGTTAGAAGGTCGATACGGTTGGAGACTTCTCCTTTACGATATACGGAATATTGAAGATCTGCTCGCCTCGTTAGAGGAAGCGGATACTCAATTCTTCCGAGCTCGTTCTGGAGATTCACGAAGTATCAATGAAAGTTGGGTTTCAGACTCCTGGTCAGGAGCCCCTGTTTCCCATGTTACAACCAAGTCGGTCTACGGATCTCATTCGATCCGAGGAACGGCTATTTGTAAGATAGTTCGACAGAAGCTAGGATTTTCACCGATTGAAGCTGCATGGGAGTTAACTCCCTGGAGCTTCGTAATCGATTGGATCCTGTCTGTTGGTACGGCCTTGGCCGCTCTCCGTGTTCAGTTAACCACTGAAAACCTTGTGATGGGAATTGGATATGACACTGCGGTACATGTATCGCTAACGTCAGTTTCAACCCCTTCAGCTGGTTACAGTGGCTCTGGACACGGGTCCACTCTAGCTTTTCAAAAGAGTACATATCGTACTCCATGTGAGCTAAGTGTAATACCGCAAGTGGAATTAAGGCTTGATGGCAATAAGATCTTAGATCTCGTCGCTCTCATCCTTAAATCCTTTGGCAAATAGGAGGATATCTCATGGCTGCCATGTCAACCGCATTAACGTTATTCAATATGGATAACAATAATGTAACCTACTCGTATTCCGGGCATTTGCCCAGCGATCCGAGACTCGTGATTCAAAAGCGTAAATTAGCGCCATCATCGTCGGGTGTAGCAGAAACGACCGTAAAGGTTGTTTCCGGTACCCAGGACGCGGATGGTTATAATATTACGCCTAAAATCACTTTTGAGGCTGTTATCCGTACACCCATACAGGGTGTTACGGCTGATATCGACGCAGCGTTGGTCATCTTTCGCGATATTATCGCGGGAGATGAGTTTACCAACTCAGTATCGACTCAGGAAAATCTTGTATGAACAATCTGAAGTGTTGGTTTAGGTTCCTTTATGGAATCTATCAGCACATTAGAATGATCGTACGCCGAGAGTGGTAAACTCTCAAGATTTTCACAACTAGTTAACTTTTACACACGTAAAGGAGTACTTCATATGAAGACCACTATCGATGTGTGGGCATTATGCCACGCATTCCTCAAAGACGCCGAAAACGTGCTAACGAATGACGATTTCCAATTTTTAACTGGCGCTTGTCGCGCCAGGGATTGGAGAAAGTTATCGAAGCCGTTTCGTGACGTAGGTCCGGCATATCGTGGACCGCAAGAAGCTAGAGCATTAAGTCAAATAGGTGCCCTTTTCAAGAAAAACGAGTCATTCTCCAGTAATGAAGAATGTCTCGAGAACGCAAGAAAAGCGTTCGAAAAGGGCGAATCCCTATGCAGACGAACTAACCGAAGACTTGAACATTTCTACTTCCATCCAAAACGGATGGAGCAGGAACGACAAGCCCAGGTTAATCGAATGCGGGGATCTATAAGACGTGTGCTCGGCAACTTTTCACAATTTCGGGATTTCATCCCCGGGCATGTGAGGGTCACGGCAGGTGCATCGGAACAGTATACGCGCGAAAGATCTATTCCATACTTGAAAGTACGGAAGAAAGTCTCTTGCTCGTTTACTGCACGACCCTACGTGCGTGCTTTGTCTATTTACCATACAGGTAAAGAGCCAAGGTATCGCGTAGTAAACCACAACCGGGTCACGGTTGTACCGAAGAACTCTGAAACGTTTCGAACGATTGCGTGCGAGCCGGTAGGGAATTTACCCTTCCAGCTTGCTGCGGATTCGTACATAAAGAAACGCCTGAAACGTCTGCGTAAAGCAGACCTATCAGATCAGAGTGTTAACAAGGAAAAGGCGCGAGCCGCTTCCGTATCAGGCGAATTCGCTACCATAGATTTATCTATGGCTAGCGACACATTGGCTTTCAACTTAGTCTGGTATCTACTCCCTTCGGAGTGGTGCCAGTTCTTCACTGCTTTAAGAAGCCCTTATTACAAGGGAATCTTTGGCGACGGAGAATACGCTAAGTTTTCGTCAATGGGCAACGGCTTCACGTTCACTTTAGAGACTTTAGTCTTTATAGCTGCGTGTGAAGCTGTTGGTTCAACTGAATATTCCGTCTATGGTGACGACATCGTAATTGAGTCGTCACTATCGGCGGAGTTAACACAACTTCTTCGTTTCA